AAGTAAAGGCAGAGGCATACCTCAAAGATGTGATGAATCGTTATCGTAACAAGTTGGTGTATGACGCACGAACTGGTGAAATTCGTGACGATAGAAATCATATGTCAATGTTGGAAGATTTCTGGTTGCCTCGTAGAGAAGGTGGTAGAGGTACAGAAATCACAACCTTGCCTGGTGGTTCAAACCTTGGTGAGATTGATGATATCAAATACTTCCAGACAAAACTTTATCGTTCATTGAACGTACCAATCTCAAGACTTGAGGCAGAGAACTCATTCTCTATTGGACGTTCTGATAACATTACTCGTGACGAATTAAAGTTCACTAAGTTTGTACAGAAACTTCGTAAGAAATTTACAATCCTCTTTATGGATATGCTTCGTACACAACTTATTCTTAAAGGTGTTATCGCAGAAGAAGAATGGCCGACAATTAAAGAACACTTGCAGTTTGACTTTATGCAAGATGGACACTTTACAGAACTAAAGAATGCAGAACTTTTACAGAACCGCATTGATATGTTGGGTCAGATTGAAAGTTATGTAGGAACATACTTCTCTAAAGAATATGTGAGAAAGAATGTTCTAAGAATGTCTGATGAAGAGATTGAAGAAATTGAAAACCAGATTAAAGACGAATCTGGTGGCGAACTCGACCCTATGGGTCAAGATGATGGTATGTTCGCACAGAACAATCCAGAACAAGGAGATAAATGATGGATACAGTAAGAGACTTTGTAAACGCAATTGGTGACGGTGATAACCTTTCAGCAGAAACACACTTTAATTCTGCTCTTGCAGCAAAAGTGGGTGATGCGTTGGAGACAAAGAGACAAGAAGTTGCAAAGACATTTGTAACTCATCACATTCCAGAGGTAGAAGAAGATAGTGAGTAAGACGATTTCTGAACTCTATAAAGAGTTACCAGAAAAGGACGAGCATAAAACATCTAAGGAGTATAAGAAATTATCCCCTAAGATGAAAGAGGCTGTTGACGCTATTTTTAAGGAAATGGAGAGTAAACCCTCAGATTTCCTAAATACTTTTGACAAAACTATAAATAGTGTTTCAAAGAAGTATAAAGTTACACCAAAAAAACTTATGGACTACTTTGAAGCAGAAGTATTATCAATTTAGGAAAAGAACTATGCAAGTAAAAGGAACAGCTACTGCACTATCTGCTACAACTGGTTTTACGGATGCTACCGCAGTGTGGGTATTTAATACTGGTTCTGCTGGGTTAGTTACAGTTCGTAATGTTGGAGATACTGCTGATGTAGGAACTATCTATGTTGGCGGTGGCGCTGGTATCGTCATTCATTTAAACATTGGTGAAGGACTTCGTGGTGCCGGAACAATATTTGGAACTCAAATTACTGCGGCGGGGTATTAAGATATGAAACTTATTGCAGAACAGATACAAGAAGTAGAATACATCGTTGAAGAAAAAGACGGTGGTGGAAAAGATATGAAGATTCGTGGAATCTTCATGCAGGCAGACATGAAAAACCGTAATGGTCGTGTCTACCCTATGGGCGTACTTACTAAAGAAGTCGCTCGTTATAATAAAGAATTTGTTGCTGAAGGTCGTGCGTTTGGGGAACTGGGTCATCCAGAAGGCCCTACTGTCAACCTTGACAGGGTATCGCACATGATCACAAAACTGGAAGCTGATGGAAAGAACTTTATTGGTGAGGCGAAACTGCTCTCTACTCCAATGGGGGAAATTGCGAAAGCACTAATCAAAGATGGTGGTAAACTTGGTGTCTCTTCAAGAGGCATGGGTTCACTTGAAAATAGAGGTGGTGCAAACTATGTGAAAGATGATTTTTATCTTGCCACTGCGGCAGATATTGTTGCAGACCCTTCTGCACCTCAGGCCTTCGTTGAAGGTATCATGGAAGGTAAAGAGTGGGTTTGGGATAACGGACTACTTAAAGAAGTAGAGATTCAAAACATCAAAGATGAGATTAATGAAGGTGTAAGAGCGAAACAATCTAATGTTTCCGCCCTAGCATTTGCAAAATTCTTGTCAAAACTTTAATCATTATAAATATGTTAATAGACAACTCAAGGAGAAAATCCCAATGTCAGAACTAGACAAGACAATTGAGGAACTAGAAGCGGAAGTCCAAGCAGAACTTGAAGAAGCTGCACAGGACGCCCCAACAAAGGGTGCTGCTAAAGGCGACTCAATGGAAAAAGTAGATGGGGAAGTTCAAGACCTAGGCAAAGCAGTTGACAGTCCAGAGACAGCAAAGGGCCCAGATGGTGCGAAAGCAACAAAGAAGGCCAGTGATGCTCAGACTAAAGGTGCAAAAGATGCCGGTGGAAATGATACTCCAACTGCAATTAAAGAACCCCTTGCTGCTGGTGATCAAGTAGATCACGATGGTGAGGAACTAGAAGAAGGTAAGATGACTAAAGAGATGATGAAGGCAGAAATGCAGAAGAAGATGGAAAGCATGAAAGCCCAAGATCTCAAGGCAGCATACGAAGCAATGTGTAACGGTGAAGGTTACGGTTCAATGGAAAAGAAAGATGAGTCAGTTGACGAATCTACTCTTGATGACCGTCTTGCATCTGTAGACGTTTCTGAAGATGTTACTGCTCTCGTAGAGGGTGAGGAACTTACTGAAGAATTCAAAGAAAAGGCATCAACAATTTTTGAGGCTGCTGTTAAATCTAAACTTCGTTCTGAAGTCGAAAGAATTGAGGAAGCAAAAACTCAAGAAGTCGCTGAAGAAATCAATAGAGTGCGTGATGAGTTGACTGAAAAAGTTGACGCATACATGAACTACGTTGTAGAAGAGTGGATGAAAGAGAACGAAATTGCAATCGAAAGAGGTCTCAAAGGCGAGATTGCTGAAGATTTCATTTCAGGTCTTAAATCACTTTTTGAGGAGCATTACATTGATGTTCCAGACGAGAAGTATGATATTCTAGGAACTCAGTCTGAAAAGATTGACGAACTTGAAGCAAAACTCAACGAACAGATTGAAAAAACTGCTGCAATGAAAAAGCAGAATGACCAATTGGTTCGTGAATCAGTC